AAAACTGGTCTTGTTCCTTGTATTGATATAGTTTTATCTTGCGAACTTGAAAAAGAGTTTTGTATTGCAGTACCACCGACAATCATATTTCCTGAACTATCTATTCTGGCTCTTTCTGTGCCACCTGTAGTAAATGCTAACGTGTCTGCACCTGCACTATACATTCCTGTATTATCATCCCCATTAAATGTAAAGTTTGGATAAGTAGCAGAACCACTACCATTTACTCTTAAAACGCCATAAGCACCTGCAATTTGATATGCTCTTACTATTTCTGCACCACCTGCAACTAAAGATAATGAATTATCTGCTGGAAAATTAAGATAAGTATCTGAGTCTCCATCATGGCGATAAGTACTTGCATAAGCATTACCACTTAAGTGAAGGTCTTTAAAGCGTGAACCTGTTGCACCTAAGTCAACTGCTCCATTTGAGGCACTTCCCTCATCTCTAGGTTCAATACTAGAACCAAAGAAGGTTAAGCCTACTTTTCCTGCAGCGGGTAATCCTTCAATAAACATACTACCACTTGAATTACCTACAGAACCAAATTCAGTTCCACCATCTGCAAATATTACATCACCACCATCGGCATCTAAGGTAATGTCTCCAGCAACATCTAAGGTGAAATTTCCAGAACTTGTAGTTATGCCACTCGTATAAGCTGTGCCACCTAAGTAAAGGTCTTTGAATTGAGCTGATGATGCACCTAAGTCTATGGCATTATTAGTAGAAGCATTAGTCGTAACATTCCAAGGTATTAACCCTGCACCTGTATCAAACCTAAGACCTACATCAGCATCACCTATAGTTAAGTCACCATAGATAGTTCCAATACTTCCGACTGCTGAACCCTCTTTTCTAAATTCAACTATAGTGCCATCAGAAGTATCTCTGTTCAAAAGCATAGCAGTGTTAGCATCAGTAGATGCTTGTATTTGTCCAATATCTCCACGAAAACTAATGCCTTTTGGATGGTTGAATTCAGCAGGTCGTGAATTTGTACCACCGATCATTAAGTTAGAAGCATTATCTAGTCTTGCGACCTCGCTTCCATTAGTTCTGAATGTTAGTACACCACTAGCATTATCATTGATTAAACCACCTGAAAGGTGTAAGGAAGTAAATCTTCTGGTAGCACCACCAAGAGCTATAGCATTATCAATACTTGAACTTGACCTATGAGGTAGTACCGAATTAGTACCCATCTGCAAACCAGATTCAGTAGAGTCTCCTTGTATAAAAAGATTATCGCTACTAGCAACACCAATACTACCGACTGCTGAACCATCTTTTCTGAAATCTATAATATCGCCATCACTAGACATGCGATTAAAAAATGCAGTTGTGCCACCACTTCTAGCAACTTGCAGATTGCCACTTGCACCATCAAGTTTAAAACCTGCTGTAGAACTTTGATTGTAAACATTACCTGCTGTTTGACCTATTAATAAATTTCCTGATGAGTCAAACCTGCCCACCTCGCTATCAGCTGTAAAAAATTTCATGTTAGAGCCTAAAGAAACAGCTTTAATATCTAAATCATCTCTATCACTTGAATTTAATTCAACTCTACCTCTTATAGTTCCTGCATCTGTTAAATAAATATTATCTTCTGCTGATACAGCACCAGAAGCAGTAACTGTTCCTGTAACGTCTACACCCGTTGCCGAAGTTTCAAACTTTTTAGCGTTTGCAAAATAAATTTCAACACTATTAGATTGATTCATATTCATATATAAGAACCCATTAGGATCATTAAAAAGAATATCGTTACCACCTGTTATTGTAAGATCACCTGTTCCTACATCTTTTATAAAAGAACCAGAACCATCATGATAAATTTCAAGATCATTACCAGTACCAAAGATGGCTTTTTTATTATCATCAAAGTTTGCTGAATTAAATCTGACATCTATTTCTGTACCAGTAGCACTAAAGATTGCATCAAGCGCATCCAGATCTGAGTTTATAGATAAACCCCAAGTATCTTCAGCTGCACCTGGCTCTGGTTTAATTAAGTTTAAATTAGTTGTTGTTGTATCAGCCATAAAATTCTCTTCTTAAGCGGCATCTTGTTTGCCTAAATTTGTCCATGTAGTTGTTGGGTTTGCTTGTTCTGACCATGTTGCATCAGTTACAGATTCATCTGTCCAAGTGCCAGCAGTTACTACATCGTCTGTCCATTTTAAGCCACCTAAAGAGTTAAAGCCACTTGTTTCAGCAATGGTTAATTCAATCTTATAAGTTACCCCAGCTAGGGCATCAAAGCCTGAAGTAGCGGCAATGGTAGAAATACCTAAATGTTTATAACGACCAATAGCAGCAAAATCTGAAGTTGCTGCAATGGTTACTGAAGCCTGATCTATTTGATGACCAACAGCATTAAAACCAGATACAGCTTGAATAGTAGCTGATGCTCGATCAATTTGTGTACCAATAACATTAAAACCACTAACCGCAGATATTGTTACTGAACCAGCAACAACTATTACAGAAGAGCCACTAGCGCTACTAACAGCAGCTATCGTTGCTTCTGCTTGAAAGGATAAGTTGTTATATTTGGATCTACCGTAGTAACCCTGATTATAGCCGATACTGGCCATGTTCTTATGCCAGAGTTATATCTAAATCGCCAGCGTTGAATCTAAAAACATCACCTGTGCTAACTACTTTAGAAGAATCTAAATTAGCGTATGCTAATAAATTACCAGATGAAGAAGCATCAAAAACCCCTACTGCTACTACTGTTCCATAGTTGCCTGTAGCTGTTGGATATTCTATTGCTGAACCATTGGTTGCTGTTGTTGGGTTTGTACCCGAAACTGTAAAAGCAGCAGTTTGTCTAACATAGCCACCACCAGAAACTTCTGTACCGCCACCTGTATCAGATGGAGCTACGGTAAATAAAGCCGCATATAAAGTTGATGGTGCTGTATAAGCACTGTTTTCAAATACGTGTTCTAAAACTTTGTTTTCTAAATAATCACTAAACCCAGCCATAATAACCTCTAAATTCTATTGCATATAGTATATATTTTTTTTCGACCTTCCGTAAGTTCTTCTTCTTGGCATTAAAGAACCTTTCGCAAATTCTGCTTTTTCTTGTTGCATCCTCATTTCTTCTAAAGCCTTTTCAAACTGTTGCGTAAATAAAGGTACTCGTTCATCTTCCATTAAAAATATAGAAGCGTGTTTTAAAGCACCATATAAATAAACATCAGGGTGAGTAGTAGCAACAAAGTTAGTTGTATTACTATCACTCAAAGCATCTATAGAAGCATAATAAGTCAGTTGCAAAGTATAGCTTTGATCGGGTGTTGGTGCTAATTCTAAAGTGTTATCTACAATAGAAAAATAAACTGGTTGTCCAGTAGAATTATTATTTGCTTGTCTATATATATCTAATGATTCAATAGATTGTTGCATTAATGGACGATAATCATTGCTAGTAATTTCTATGTTAATAGCTTCTAACCAATCTGTTGGTAAACTTAAATATTGATTTTCCGCAGTAGCTGTAGCTCTTTTAATCATATCAGCAGTTCTTAATCTTCTGTTTAGTTCTGCTTCTGTATTGTCAATAAAAGTATCAAGATTACTTGTTAAATCTGATCTGTTTAAAAAACTTGCAATTTGTGTTTTTAATTCTGCGTAAGTCATACTTTACCTGGCCATGTTCTAAATAATTTATTGTCTGGGTCATTTAACCATCTTTTCCATTTGGCTTTATCATGTACCCAACCTTCGCGCATTGCTTGTTGATATATTACCATAGGTACTTCTGCAACATGACGTAATTCTTTGCTTGGTGCAGTAGTTTCTTTAATTCTTTTAACGTGATCTAAAACGGGTTGGACGTTTTGTGAAGTGTGATAAATGTTTTTATTATCTTCAGTAATAAACTCACTTACTAAATTTGTTTTTGTATCTATAACTGTTCTTCTTGTCATTTTTAAAAAAAAAGAGGGGTAAATTAATACCCCTCTAATTTTATACTTATGAAGTAGATAAGTCAGCAGCTATTCCATGAGCTTTTTCATTACTCACTTCTAAGCCGAACTCAACTACAAGCATTTTAGTTTCTGCATCACCTATTGTAGAAATATCGACAGTTTCGAAATCTCTTAAGTAAGCAACTTTTGCATAGTCAGGATCAACAAATAAAGCTGATCTGCTTCTAGAGAAGTTTGAAGGAACTACTTTTAGTTCTCCAAAGTCACCAGAATAAATTGCAACTGAAGCTTCAATAGTTTGAGCATCAATGTTTTGTCTAGCTTGTGATCTACCAGTAAAGCCAGAAACAACACCTTTCACGTGTGGGCCAACGATTAACATTGAAGGCTCTCCACCATTAGTGAAAGCAGATTGTTGTACTGATTTTAAGATAGCTTCACTAAACGCACGTTGAGTACCGTCAGTTGGAGCAGCACCGTTACCAGCACCTGCACCATTAGTACCACGAGAAACGTTAGTTTCTGTCCAAGTTTCAAAACCACCAGTCTGTCTAGCAGTTGTAGCGTTACCAGCATTTTTGGCAACTTTACTACATAGAGCAGTTTCCATATCTCTTTTCAGAGCTTTAGCCATGATAGCTAACTGGTGAGCCATTTCTGATCTCTTACCAGCTGGATCTGATGCTTGTTGTGAACCAGTTACAGTCGCATCTCTGCTGCTGATTTGACAAATGTTACTTTCTCTAACAGTTGCAGTAGAAGCTGAACGAGAAAGTTCAAAACCTTCTAATTCACCAGTTCCACTTGCAGTTGGAAGAGCTTCAGTTTGCCAATCAAACTGTACGTTTTTTACATTACTTTTGCCTATAGAACTCATAAAGGGAGTCGTAGATGGAGAAATGTTATAGATTACATCTGATAACGATTCTCTATCACTTGTCGCAGTATAAGTATCGAAAGCGTTAGTTACTTTAGCCATTTTCTATACTCCTTTGGCTTACGCCAAAATTAAATTAATTGTTCAAATACTTTAGCTGCATCTGTAGTTTTTCCAGATTTAGCTAATTTTTGACGCGCTTTCTTTGCAGGAGTTGTCGTTTTGACTTTGGCTACTGAGCCAGGTTTAGCAACACGAGCTGGTGCTTTTTGAGTTGGCTTTTTCTTAGTTGCTTCAACTGTTCGGTTGTTCAACCAAGCTTGCCTAAACCCTAGCAATGCTCTGTAGTCGTAAACTTGATCCATTTCTTGAGGGGTGTACCCTAAAACATTAATCGCATAATCTCTGATCTCAGCTTTTTCTTGCTGTGCAACTTCTGGCTTTTGCCATTCAGGAATCACTTCTAAAAGTTTTTGATTACCAAACTCAATAAATTCTTTGAGTTGGTTCTGTTGTTGCTCAAGTTTTTCTTTTTCAAGTCTTTCTTGTTCTGCACTAACAGATGTCAAACGCTCTTTCTTTTCATCCCAAAGTTGCTTTTCACGTACGTATGCGATTGGATCATCTTCATACAACTTGTTCCAATCTGGTTCGTTTGCCAGGTCGCCATTTAAAGCGGCTTCCATCTTTGGCAACAACTGTTCGTAAATCGCATCTCGCTCTTCAACCTCTTTTTGTCTTTGTTCTACAAGCTTTGCTTGTTCCGCTAACTTCTGAGTTTTCCGAGTATAATCTTGCTGACGAGAATATCCGTTTTGGAGTTCGTCCAACGTGACCTCTTGTTCTATACCATCAATTTTGATTGTATAAGCAACAGGTTGTTCTAGTTCTTCCTCAACTTCTGTTTGTTCTTCATCACTTTCAGAATCTTCTTCATCTTCTTCAATCTCTTCTTCAGCTTCAGATTCCTCTTCCACTTCTTCTTCAATTAAATCTTCTGCTAAAGATTCTTCCTCAAGAGGTTCTTCTACCTCTTCTATTGTTTCTTCGCTGACTGGCTCTTCTACCTTATCCTCTTCAGGGGTTAAGAAACCTTCAAAAGAAGAAACCGCTGTTTCTAATTCTGATTGTAAAGCAGTCGGTTTTCCGTTATTGCTCATAATTACTCCTTATTTATTAGAGTATTCTATAACATATATGGGGGAAATAGGAAGGTTTATGCTATTTTTCTTATGCGGTCTATATTAGCTTTAGTAAGCTTACCTTTTTCAACAAAGATCCTAAGATGTTTTTCTATTTCTGGAAGTAGTAAAGCTGACTTATGAAAAGCTTCGCGTAAGTGTTGTTCGTCTGGGGAGTTGCTTTGTAACCAACGAGTTATGTACTCGTCTTTTAAATGTGCAAAAGCTTCTTTTAAAACATCACTATTTAAAATAGTTTCTGCTTCATGGGCTTTTAATATATCTTCTTGTGAAGCCATTAACCGCTAATTAGTTTGTCTATTTTACCGTTTAAAATTTCTAACCTATCTAATACTCTTTCCATATCTTGATTTAGTTCTTCTTTGGTTACGTACTTAGAAGCTACTTCTTCTCTGGTTTTGTTTATCAGTATATCAATTCTTTTCAACTCTTGCGCATTTATTCTAATAGAATTAAATATTGGCGCAATTATTAACGTAATTATAATGTTCCAAATTATGTAAGGTGAAAATTCCATTTAATAGCTCCACACTGTTGGCCTTACTTTGCCGTTACTTAAAGAAGCAATATCTAAATGTATAAATCTATCATTACCTTTTTGCTTCACACCAATACCAGTAAATCCATAATCACCAGCATAAGTTATGATTTTATATGCTTTGTCACCACGACACAATATATCTACTGCAATACCTTGAGTATGTGTGCCAGAAGTATTTTTTTTTATTTCCGCAGGGTGTTCAGAACAACGATAGCCAGAAGATATAACAAAAGAAAAATCTAAATCAGTTCTTAACTCTTGTAATTTATCTAGTAATTCTTTTTTTATTTTGTTTTTACCGCAATGACTGCAAGCAAATTCATCAGCACTAAAATTAGGATAATCAGACCAGTCTAATTTCCCAAAACCAAACATTACTTTGCGTGGACGTTTTTAGTTTTTTCAAAGCTACGTAAGCCCGACATACCAAGCATTGCCATTAAAATAGTGCTGAGTTGTGCAAAGTCAAAGTCAGGTAGTTCTACGACAATACCTGTCGCAGTTAAAATAGTTAAGAGTAATGGTTGTATAACAAAGTGATATGCCATAGCAACACCACAAGTCCAACCAACAAAAGGTCGCCAAGAGTTTTGAAACCAATTAGTTGATTTAGCATCTTCTTTTAATAATTCTATTTGCGCAAGATTAGCTTCGTGAAATAAAGTTTTTAATTCGTGATCTAACTTGGTTTGTAAGTCTTTATCTTTAACAAACTTATTAACTATCTTGGAGACAGGATTGATTAACTTATCAATCATTTTTTAGTTTTCTTAGTTTTCTTTTTAGTTTTCTTTTTGGTTTTCTTACCGTAA